AAGCAGTCGCCTGCTTTGCAGTTGATCGCAACTGACAAGCAATACATCGTCTACGATAGCAATGGGAAAGTGATCATTATCACCACAAACAAGAGGATCGCGGAGCATTATGCCAATAACTCCTGAATGGCTCGATAAGTGGCGCATCTGGCCACGCATGATTATCACGCTATACGGCGTGGCGTTTTACCAGACGACGACTTGGTTCATGGCGCTCGATACGCCCACAAACGCCCAGAGCGCCTTCGTCAGTGTGATCGTGGGCGCCGGTGCAGGCTTTTTCGGCATATATACAAATAGCAAGTCATCTGTTAACGTACCGCTAGCCAAGAAGGAGGCTTGTGAGAAATGCGGAAAATAGACACGATTATAGTTCACTGCACTGCGACACGCGCGGAGTGGTGGGAGAGCAGATCAGCGGAAGATAAGATGGCTGAGTGTAAGAGCTGGCACTTAGACCGCGGCTGGTCAGACATTGGATACCATTACCTCATTGACCGCGACGGTACGGTTACGGAAGGGCGCCCGATTGAAAAGTCTGGCGCGCACGCGAAGGGATATAATAAGACATCAGTTGGCATCGCATTATGGGGCGGACACGGTGGCTCTCAGGACGATAAGTTCGAAGAGCACTTCACGCCTCAACAGGATCGCGCGCTACGCCGGCTGATTGCACAGCTCCGCATGGAGTACCCCGCAATCGCAACCATCATTGGGCACAATTCCGTATCTCCGAAAATGTGCCCGTGCTTCGAGGTGTCAGCATGGCTCAGCAACGCAGAACCGGAACCCAAGAAACAGAAGACGCGGATCATCCAGTCGAAGACGGTTCAGGCATCGACCATTGCAAAGGTTACGTCTGCCGCTACACCCCTTGTTGGTGTTATCGGTGGGCTAGAGTGGCAGAAGCTGGCCCTGATGGGGGTGTTCGCTCTGGTGGGTATGGTAGCGTTAGGGGTGGTCGATATGGAACGCCTGAAGAAGTGGAATAAGGGCGACCGCTGATGTTTATATTGGCCAGACTGAAAATGTACCTGTGGATCGTTGGGGCCGCACTTGTGGCCGTTGTCACCGTGTACTTCCGCGGCAAGGCGGATGGACGCCACGATCTGGAATACGAAATCAAAGATAAACGCCTCGAAGATATTATGAAGGCGAAGGAGATAGAAGATGAAGTTGAAGCTCTTGATGACGTTGGGCTTGCTGAGCGTGCTTCTAAGTGGGTGCGCGACGATAACGGGCGGTAGCTACTGCGATCTCGCTAAGCCACACATGTTTAAGTCTAGCGATACAGTGGACATTCTGATGCAGTACGACCGCGGATTATTGACCGATACGATCGTACACAATGAGACGTTCGAAAGAATTTGCGGCCAGTAGCATTTTGCCGTTGACCGCGCCGCACGCTACTTTAGAAAGGCGTGGCGGAGAGCAGAATTAACGTGCCGCGTCCCTACCACGGGCGGTTTTGTTGGTTCCCCAGTATAGCCCGACACTTACTGGCTCTCCGCACGATTTACTTCTCTTCGTCGTGAAGTATTCGATGACAGTTTGCACATAGAACGATGCAACGCTCCAATGCTTCCTTCTGAGCCGCGCCGAACCGACCATTGCGGACAAGGTCGGTGACGCGTTGGTTGTCATCGCTTTTTATGACGTGATGAAAGTCTATCGCTGCTGGGTGCGAGAAACCACATTTGACGCACGATAGCGTTGCCTTCCACTCACGATATTCCACGCGCTTCTTGCGGCGATAGCTATTGATTCGGTCTTGGATTTTCCTTTTGTTTTTTTGGTAATACTTTTTGCGATACTCTTTATTATACGCCTTTTGGCGCTCCTTATCGGCATAGGGAATGGCTACATCCTCCATAGAAAAAGGCTCCCGTAGGAGCCTTATATCATATTTTATGCTTAGAACGAAATTCGTATAACCGCTGTCGCGTTATATCTAACCTTCGCGCAATTTGGTCGTTGCTGTAGCCCTGCTCCGCCATCTCCTTAATGATCTGGTAGTGGCGCTCGTTACGCTTACGTCCGCCCTTTAGACCGGCTGCACGCTGCGCGTTTGTTAGGTTTACCTTTTTCTGGAGTATCTTGTTTTCAATAGAGCACGTCGCGTAGAGGTGATGCAGGCACTTTAGCCAACGCTCCTCCGTAGGCGCCACGCCCTTTGGCCAAGTAAAGCTCATTACATTACCCCCATTACTAGCATCTCAAACATGCGTGCCACTGAGGCGCCCGCCAAGGCGCACAGAGTGATCAGTAGTGCGTTAGACAGTGACATCTATTCCAAGCTCCTTCTGTAGCTGGCGCAGCTCTGCGCGGTCATCTAAGAGCAATGCCTGCTCTATGCCTATGTCTGCGCTGTGGCCGCTCCAGCGCACGCCTCTAACTTCGTTTAGGCGCTCAATCTTAATCAGGCGCTTCTTGATGCGGTCAACCAGTTGCTCCATGCGCTCTTGCGGTGTGATGACGTATTCGCCAGTTGTGATGTCATAAGTCATTATTTTCTCCTCTGTACTTATACCCTCTGTTAACATCTAGCTAACACATATGCAAGAAAAAATGCCCCACGCTTTCGCGCAGGGCAGTACAGGGAGGCGAATGAGGAACATGGTGTGTCCTGTGCATTCCAGTGCACTATATTTAGTTCCGATTTGCTTTACAATCCCTATGCGTGTTAAAAGTTAACTAGCATTTAACGGAGGATTACCCATGCTAACTGAAGAACAACGCGAACTCGTCCGCATCCTGAACCAGCCGCACCGTGTACACAACATGCTGGCGCTGTTCCGCTCATGCGAAAAAGCCGCGACCCTGATCCAAGATCAATCCGCTGAAATCGATAAGCTAAACGAAACGAAGCCGGCGCCAAAGAAGCGCGCGGCGAAGTCTTAGCGCATACGGTTTACGAATGCATCAAGGCCCAGTTGACGCATTAAGTTGACCGTCATTGGGTCTTGCTCTTCACGTCTCGCCTGCTGGCGTCCTGCGCCCTGCGCGATACCCGCAGTTACATCACGAGCTGCACGCGCTCCTTGGCTTGCACGATCGATGTATCCTGTCATCTGCTGCATCATCTCCGCCTGACGACGTAAGTCTTCTGGCGTCATACGCTGCGTCAGTACAGGCGCAATTTCGCTTGCCAGACCGGCGACACGCTCGCGCTGGCTTGGCCCACTGAGCACGGTATCTGCGACACCACCCGCAATCGTCGGAATGATGCCTTGGCGCCCCACGGTCGCTCCTAGCGGCTCTCCGACCACTTCTTTAAGACGATCATCGACTAGGCGTCGAATGTTAGTGCGTGACCCTGCGGCAACCTGTGCCTGCTGTAGTAGTGCGCTAGATGTCTGCGCGATCTGTTCGCCAAGCGCATCCGCTGCGTCCTTGCCAAGTGCAAGCTGCAATTTCTGTGCAACCGCGCGGTTGTTCATCGCCTTCAGCGCCGCGAGCGCCTCGACGACTTCTGCGTCATTGCGAGCGCGAGGATTAATCTTTGCGTTGGCCATTAGTTCATCAATGCGATTTCGCAGGGCAAGTTTGAGCTGCTTCGCTCCAACCTCGTCTACGTTCTTCATAGCCAGTGCGACGTCCTCACGCGTAACGCGTGGGCTTAGGATGTCATTACCTAAGTCCGCTGCGAGCTTCTGGTCGATCGCGTCTTTGCCCGCTGCACGCGCCTTTGCATAATCTGGGTTGATCTCATCCAACGCTGACCGCAGCTCGCGTGCAAGGTTCATCTTGGACTGCCCTGCGCGTGCCTTACCTTGCTGCTTTAGAGATTGGCCAGCATCATAAAGCTGCTGAGTGACATAGTCGATCGTCTCCACAGTTGGCTTCGCCTGCACTGTGTATGAGCCATCAGCGTTTGACACAATAACAGCGCCCTCTGGCGCATCAGCTAGTGCATCTGTTACTTCATCTGCGCTAATGCGACGTCCGCCTATCAGCTCTGGGTTTCCACCAGATTCGCGTAAAAGTGTCTTTGCTTCAGTTAAGTCTGACGGGTCAACACGGCCAAATAGGTTAAGCACTGTCGCGCCGCCCTCGGTGTCTGCATCTATCTGGAAGTCGTATGCATCGCCATACGCCTCACGACGCTCCGCGGCTGTCGAGATCATAATGTCAGACTTCTGCGTCAGTATGCCTTCGCCTACTGGCGTTGGTTCGCCTAGTACGTTATTTAAACGATCGTTCAAATCGCGTGATGCTGCAAGCGCGGTCTCATCAAGGTTCTCTTTTGCGATACGCGCGCCCTCGCTTGGCGTGTTGGCTACGGCGTCTAGCAGCGCCTCTGTATTCGGGCCTAGCGTTGAGATCGATCCATACGGGCCAACTTGCTCTGCGCTCTCTACGGCCTGCGCCGCATCCATGGCCAAAAACTCTTCGACGACGTTTGCTGCGTCCTTCTTGAATCCGATCTTCTCGACAATGTTGCGAACGGGCTCACGTAGATAGCTGCCATACAGCGCACCTAAGCCTTCCGCGGCTGGTTGACCGGCCATACCAAACCCTAGACCAGCGACGCCACCGATGCCCGCTTGGCGCTGCGCTTTTTGCATTGCCTCGTCAAATCCGCCATCACGAGCAAACAAGCCCTCACCAAAGCCGCCTACAAGCCCCTCTAGCGCACCCAAGACGCCTCCATAGCCCGCCGCTTGAGCGGTGCGTCCTACAACTGTCTTTGCTGTCATAGAGGGCGCTGTGGCTGCCGCTGTGGCAATGCCTGTTCCGAGGCGTGATGCGCCGACGGTAAGTGGCGCCTCCTGCTCACGGCGCGCGATTGCCTCGCGTATCGTATCCATGGCAGTCGTTGGCGACATACCTTGAGTAACTGCGCGCGCTCCGGCGAATGTCGGCTCAACATAGCCACGCACAAACGGAATGCCTTTTGCCATAGACGCTGCGCGTGTTGGCAGCTCTCCGGCGATCTCTTGTGCGATTTCACCTCGGTAGATGTCGCCGGCTCGTTGGCGTCCACCCTTAGACTTCGCAATCTCAGAAATTTTAGCTATGTCTGATGTTGTGTAGCCAGAAATCTGGTCAACAAATGTCGGCTGACCGCTTGTGCCCTCAACGATGAAGCTGCCATCGCCAAAATCGGTAATGACTTTAGTTGCATCCGCGGGGGGCTGCGCTTGCGATTCTCTAGTCCACGGCGGAGCCTTTGGTGCTGATGGGGCGTCTTTTACCCAAGGAGGATTTGCCATTAGTAGTTTACCTCTTTCCAGCTAGAAGCCTTATCACGCGGGCCACCTAGATACTCAACAACAACTTGCTTACCAGTTTCCTCATCAACGTAAGTAACTAGTTCGCCTAACGGTACATTTTCAGGTGTATAAGACGGTAGCTCAGCGACCTCTCCTCCAGCCCAAGCTGGACGCCCGCCAAAGATGTCGTCTAGCTTGCTTGGATCGTCTGCGCGATTATAAGCGTTAATCACTAGTTGCTTATAGTAGCGGTCAATCTCTTCAAGAGATTTAAGAACCGCCTCTGTTGATCTGTTTAGGTTCAAGTTTGCAACTTTAGCCTCTAGCAACGCAAGCTCTGGCGCACTAACTGACCCAAGTGTAGCACCGCCAGCCTTAATGTTGCGCAGTGTGTCAAACGCTAAGTTCGCACGCAGCGTCTCAATATTCAGTCGCGCTTCGCCAGCTTCAGTAAATGGCAGGACGCCAAGTATCATGCCAATTGGGCCAGTAATATTTGGGTTTGCTTTAACGGCTTCAGATAAATCACTTACAGTGTTAAGTACTGTCGACGCCCCCATTGCCGTATCTTGGCTGGCAAACTCTTCTTTGCGTAGGCGCTCAATTTCAGAGTTAATGTTATCAATTGACAGCTTAATTGATGGGGCCAAGTCGGGGTATAAGTACGCCTGCTGAAGCATAGCCTCTCTACGCGCTTCAAGTTGCGCAATCATGTCACCGCCAGCCGCTGCCGGCATTGCTCCACCCATCATAGATTGCACCGCTTGTTGACGTGCTACGGCCGCTTGGCGCTTACGCTCCATGTCAGCGCGCTCACGGAAGCCAGTTAATGTAGCTTCAAGAGCGCCACCCTCTTTACCCTGTAATGCAAGTCCGGCATCTTTTATGCCAGCAAAAGCCAGCATTAATCTCTGATTACGAGACAGCCCTTCAAATGGGTCTTGTGGGATTGGTTGTGTTAAAGGAGAATTGGGCGCAGGCGGTACATTTGCATTAGCGTTCATCGTGGCGACTAATGGAGCCCCTACAGGCGTAACTAACGGTTTACCAGTGTCAACTGTTAGCTCTGAATCATTTGCTGTTGGGAAGCCACTATTAAATATGTCACCTTGCTCGCTTATCGGAACCGCTGGAGGCTCAATTTTTGTCCCTTCCGGCATGATGGAAGGAGTCCTAATTAACTCGCCTGTTATTGGGTCTATTTGAAATCCCATTTCTTAACTCCTATTTCCCGAAACTAAATGGATTGAAGCCTAAACCTGATCCTTGAAGCCCCGAAAGCGGCCCTAATCCAGCCATACCAAAGCCCATACCAACTGAACCCAATGCACCTAGCGCTGGCCCCAGACCGCCAGATCGCGTCGTCGTTGTGCCGTAGCCTTGTGGAATAGCACCGGCTGTGCCCGTAAGAACGCCAAACTGTGTAAGCGGATACTGCATCTGTGCGACGTAATCTTGGTACGGCACGTCAAGCTGCGCCTGCGCCAGCGCACGCTGCGCCTCTCCGGCGGCTGTCTGCGCGCCAAGTCCGGCAAGCTGCGACTGTAGCTGCTGCCCTGCAATCGAGCCAAGTCCGGCTGCGCCCGCGCCGCGCAGTTGTGCAGCCTGCAATGCAGCCTGCTGGTTGGAAAGCCCTGCTTGCTGCTGTAGCGATGCCTGTTGGATTGCACGTTGTTGTTGGCCAGTAATGTCGAATTGTGCTGCCTGCTGAGCTTGACGAAATGCATTTGCACGCTCGCGTGCGATTAAGTCCGCAGCTTGCTGCCCATAATTTTTACGCGTTTCAGCTTCTGCTATGCCTTGACGTGATCCACCGAACGCACGCGCGGCAGACGCCTGCGCTGCCTGCTTGTTCAGCGCTATTTCTTGAGCCCCGCCTAATTCTCTTAATCCGCTCTCAATAACTTGCTCTGTGTACGGTGACATGTACTGGGACATATCCGCGCCGGCAATCGTGCCGACGTCACCGATTTGCGCCGCATCTGCTGTAGGCGCTTCCATTTCAGAAAGTTGTCTATAAGCTTGCCCCGCTTGAACGTACTGCGGCGTACCCATGCTAAGGCCGCCGTACCCAGTCATCGCCTGCTGCTGTAAGGGCGTCATGCCGGCAACGCGTTCGCCGGTGTAGGATTCATATGGCGTAGCGAGAAAGTCTTCCGCGAACGGGATCACCGTTTCCGTCAGGAACTCCTCCTGAAACTCCGGCATCTTTGATGTTTCTGTTGTCTTTGAACCCATCAGGTTAACTCCATCACATAGTGTCTGTAGATTTCGCGAAACGGTGACGCGTCTACGTATTTATCAAATCCCATTCTGCCGTCCGCTTCGACAGCTCCCAGATCGGCTTTGCGGGCGAGATTGGCAAATGTTGCGATCGCATCGTTCATCCACTTCTCCATTTGCGTTCCGCCCATAAACTCAATCTTCAGGGTGTTTCTCTGAGGGTGCTTTACGACGGACGTTGTCACGGCCGCTACCAGCGTGTCCTCGACGTGAACCAGCCACATGACTGCGCCCCCGCCTCTTATGTCGTCTTCAACGTCCTGCATGGTGACGTTGTTTGCCTGCCTCGCAACCGCCGGAGCTATGAGCTCCATGCCGGCGCCAAGAAACCTGTCAAAGTCATCTTCTAGCACTGGCAATATAGTCACGCGTGGCGTTGGGTATAAATGTACAACATTATCCGTCATATTAACACCCCTAGCCGTGCAGCCTCGTTATTGCAATCGTAGACGCAGGCGCGGCAGGCGCAAATGCAGTTGCCGTTGTGGCATCCAAAAAGCCTGATGTATTATCTACCGCCCACATAGCTTCTAGATAATCGCCAGCACTCACATCAAATATAGCAGAGCGCGACACAACCAACACTGAGCTGTTTTGATGCAATGCGTTCTTCATGGTTGATCCAGCTACATCCACGCCATTAATGCGAGGCCAAAACCAGAAGTTTACTGTGCTGCTAGACGTTGACGCAATCTGCGCAGAAAAGCTAACCATGTATTGGCCTGCTTCCTCAAAAACCAAACGCGATGCAGGCGTTCCATTTGTAACACCTTCAGCAATGCTAGAAGTGTACGTTAAAGCGTACGCTGTGTTTATTGATGCTGCTGTCTGGTCTGCTGTTACGGCACCTGCATATTGACCATCTTCCAAGACAATCTGCACAAACGCGCCGTTCTTGGACACAACAGGATAACCATTTTCATCGTCCCACAAGATAACGCCGTTCTCTGATGGGTTGTCGTCTGCTGTCTTAAAGTACAAGCGCGGAAGCTGCCTGCGCAGATATGCAGTAAGGTTATTGCCCCAAGCCTTTACGTTGTCGCCAATCGGGGGGAGGACGGGTGCTGCCATTACCTACGCCCACCCGCTTTTGCGTCTACCCGCATTGTGCCAACACGCCACGCTGCATATGGTGCATCACCCTCAACGCGCATTCTAATCTGGCGACCTGAGAAGCGCACGGCAGTCGGGCTAGACGGTGTATACGGCCCGTGCGTGTATTCTGTGTCGTTGGGGTAGTATCTGCTTTTGAATGTCACATCTACATCGCCCTGCGTTTTTTCGTCAGGGATTAGGTCTGTGACCTGCATAATGTTATCGCCGTTGCCAATGCTAATCGGGCCGCTTTCTGCGAATACAGTTTGCTCTGTGCCGCTAACCGCGTAGGACAATCCCACCTCATGGTCATACATTGCGCCATTTGCGTCCATTAACATTGGATATTCAAACACGCCGCGTGACGCGCCAGAGGTGCGGGATAGATTGCCGATCAGCCAATGGTTTTCTTTGTAGTCAAACGCCACATAGCGATCTATCTCTGTGCTATTAGAAGATGCATAGAACCACCAGATTTCGCCAAACTGACCGTTGGTAAACGCCCACGTTTTACTTTTCTGTGAGGTGTTGATGTCGCCAAACACATAATCGTGAACATCGCACGGTATTTCAGAAACCAAGTTACCATCAAAGCGGAAGAAACCGCCGTTGCCCATCCAGAACACGCCCATGTCAACGTCTGCCGCCGCTTGGCGCGAAATGATGCCGCAAGATGTACCCACACGCTCAAAGCCGTACACATAAGGTGGGCCGATGTAACGCGCTGTGTGTGCGTCAATGTCTGTAATTATTAGCGTTTGACCGCGTGTACGAATAGCCGTTTCAATCTGCCCAGAAGTTTGCAGTTCAATATCGCCCGCTTCATTGGTTGCTGCGGGTGTCCATGTGGTATTATCTTCACGGTCACACCACTGCACCTTGCGTGGGTTTGCGCCTGCGCCTAGTGCAAAGATAAAGCGTTCCTCTGTGACGATTATGCCGCTGTTATTTGTTGGCGCGCCTGCAATGACCGCTGCGTCAGACGTAGTGCCAAGCTGCCACTCAAGTATGCGCCCATCTGCCGTAGAACACGCAACAAGGTACTCGCCCCAGTTATCTAGCGACCATGTAGTTGCCGCAACTAGGTTGCCAGTGTCGGGGCGTGGAGTGCCGTAAGTGCCTGATCCATAAAAGCCGTAGCCATACCCAATATTAACTGCCGCATCCTCTGACCCCGCTGCTAGGTCTGTCGGCGCAATGTCGTATGCCGTACCACCAGAAACAACTGCGAATAGCTCATTGTATGATCCCGCTGCAACATAGCGTGTGCCGTTGTTGCTTTCCCATGTGTGCATCGTGCGTGGAACATTTGTGGTAATGCTTGCAATGTTTTCATTCACACGCCAGCCGCCGATAGGGCGCAGTGATCCGTCACGCCAGCGAACAAGTGAGCCATCACGCCAGCGACCAGAAGCGTCTAGCTCCGTACCTGTGCGGTAGAAGCCTGCGGGGATTTTAAGCGGTATGAGAGCCATGCGCGTTACTCTGGTTTAGTGGGCCAGTTGATGGTGTTTGGAAAGCCTGCTTGCTGTGGGACATTGAGCAAATCAGTGCGGTACTGCGTCCACTCGTTTTGTTTTTCTGTGGTTAAGTCTGCCCAGCGTAGTGGATTGGTTACGATAGGGTCTACTTCTGATGATAATTTCGCATCACGCTGAACTCTAACGGCTACGGCAACGCGCGCATCAGCATCAGCCTGTGAAAATGGTGCAAAGTCAGCACCTATAAGAGACAACAATGCTGTGTTGTCTATCGTCATGTCAGTGTCATCGGGGTGGATAGAGTAAGGTATCCATCCATACTGCGGATGATTTATCTCTACGTCTATCTTAGTGTTTTCTGCGTTCTGTGAACTGGCGTTCCGATACTCTGTAATTTCAATACTCATCTTTACTTCCTATGATATACGGACAAAGAGCGACGAACGGTTAATGTAGTGCGCCATCAAACGCCAAGTTCCAACACTAGGGCTAGTACCTACATTGTTAGTTCCTGAACCGTCAGAATACGTCAGTTGACTACCGCTAACAGTACCTGCTGGGATTGGGCTTGGAACAACACTTGAAAGAGCGAATGTATAAGTGCCTACAGCAGCGGCTGTTGTTGGCACAGATGTAATGTACCCCGCTCCGTTGGTTAACTGATTATTGTTCGTTGGGATAGTACCTGTCGTATATCCCGCCGCAGAGTGATCGCCCCACCCATATGCCGTATCCCAGTTAGATTGACTTGACGTTGTTGGAATGCTGTAACCTGATTGCAGAGAAACCGCCAATGTGCCTGACGTTGTGATTGGCGATCCGCTGATTGACAGGCCCGTTGGAACGGTCATGGCAACGCTTGTCACCGACCCAGTACCCACAGAGGCATTGATGTAGGTCTTTAGATCGCTCATAGCGACCTGCTTCATTGTACCATCGTCGTTAAATACAACGCGATCAGCATCAACAACTGTTGTAGATGTTGCAGCGGTGTCACCGTCTAAAACATTAAATTCTACGCCAGTGACCGTGACTGTTGTTGCGCCAACTGCAAAGCCACCTTCTTGCAGCGTAATCGCATTTGTACCGTCAGCGTTGCTGTTTATCTCTAAAACAATGTCATCTAACGCGGTGTTGATGGTTGTCCCCCAACTATCCTCAGAACCGCCAACTGTGGGTTTGGTTACTGTTAAAACCATCTAAATCTCCTTTACGCCGCGTCCTGCACGACCGTCCATACGTCTGTTATATCAGAAACTTCTGTCCATGTCTTGTCTACTGGCTCCTGATAATCCCACAAGAACCTGACAGGCAATGTTGGTACGCCCGCAGTAATCTCATCGCCCGCCAAAATGTGTGTCTGGAAGAAAGGCAATGTGTCAACAACTGGCGATGCTGTGATGTCATCCGCGCTAAAGTTGAAGAACTGCGTAAACGCAATGCTATCAACGCTTGGCGCACCCAAAGTAATCTCTGTCGCGTCAAAGTCATAGAAGAACGTGAGCGTTCCGCTATCAACAACTGGCGTACCAGCCGTGATTTCCGTTGGCGTAAGTAGCTGCTGGAATAGCGTAACAATGCTATCAACCGTTGGCGTAGATGTTAGATCGCCTGTCGCTAGATTGTACTCAACGCTAACTGCAATGCTATCAACCGTTGGACTGCCAAGCGTAATGTCGGCAATCGCAAAGGTTTCTTCCTCAAACATTGTAACCGCAGAAATCGTTGGAACGCCTGCGATGATGTCATCTGCAAGTAAGCCACCTTCGGCTATTGCGCCAAGTGGTGCGGAAGCGAGTGGGCTAAATCCAAGCATTGCGGTTTCCTTACGGTGCTACAGGCCAATCATCATCAGCAATATTAGGCCATGATGCCAAGTCTGACATATCACGCAACTCTTGGCGATAGGTAGCCCAAGCTGTCTTATCTTCGTTCGTCAAAGGACTGTCATTCATCTGCGTCCAATCGCTGTCAGCTAATAGCTTATTGCGTGTGGTGCGATGACCTTCGGCAACCTTAGCATCTAGCCCAGCCTGATAAGCCGCCTCATGCTCTGCCTTGGTTGTCGTAACGCCATCCTCTGTGGTGTCTTGGAACATGTCACGGGCGACATACTTTTCTACCCAATCACCATTTGCGTTTTGCTCAACACCATCACGCACTGACACCTGATAGTCGCCTACGGTAGCCGCTGGGCTGCGTAGCACTGGGTCTAGGTCTAGTGCGTCTAGGGTTGCCGCTTTCCATACACGGGGCAGGGACATGTTGCTGTAGTGCTGTCTCCACGCTCCCTGAGATTGTACAAGTCCTGTTGTTCTGTTTCTGTATTCACTCATTAGATTGATCCTTTCATATGAGTTTGAGTAGTCCGTTAGGACGTTGCATAGCGTTATGCGATTGCGTAGAAGATGTAGTCACCTGATAGATTGGCTGTAGAGTCAGACAAAGCAAACCCACCACTATAAGGGTCAATAAAGTCATAGTTGCTATCTTCTGCTGACGTAGTATTGAGAAAAAGCATTGGATCATTCCCTGCTACAATACCTCTTTCAGTGTCGAAAACTGTCCACCCACTAGTGCCGCTAGTTCTTTTATATAAAACAAATCTAGCACCACTACTAAATCCACAGTCAATGTTTTGTGCGACACCTTGGGTGTATGTAAAGCTCCCCACCTTAGACACACCATCTAGGCTTGCGAATAGGTAGGCTATGTAGGTAGAGCCTGACGCATTTAACTGATTAACATTTGCGTTTATTGTAAATACTGAATCGGTTGGGGCGGTATTGTTAAAAGAGCTAAGATCATCTTCTGCCGCTGTACTTTGATGTAACTTTAACCTTTTACCTGCAC